GGAAAATCAAAAACAAGAGTAAACTAAAAAACAAGAGTAAACTCAGAGGTCGCCTGAGTAAAAATATGCGGTCTGTTCTCACTGGTTGGTCTATTGGTAGAATAAACAGCAGGATTCAAATGCTAACTGAGGAGAACGGTGTCTCTCTTCGGAGAGTTCCCGCTTATGGTAATTCTATTACATGTCCATACTGTAGCCACAGTGAGAAGGCGAACCGAGCAAGTCAGGGAGAATTTGTTTGTGTGAAGTGTGGTGTTTCACTCAATGCCGATACTGTCGGTGCGACAAATTCACTGGCTCGGTTCGCTTTGGGTACTTACGGTTCCCAATACAAACAAATGTTCTTGGTGAAACATCCTTATTACCACTCAGGTGATAAGGTAATTTCTTCCAATTTCATTTGAACGGTTTGATTGAACGTGATTTCATAGGGTATTCGTCGGCTATACGCAACGAGAGCATGCTTCTTCACGAACATGGTTACAACAACGCGGTGCTTAAAGTGCTTGACGGTATCAAGGCGGCTAGTGGTTTCGGGGCTATGTCGAAGGAGCAAGGTGTATCCGAGCTTGGTAATGCGGTGTACAACACGTTCTCGTCAACCATGTCGTTCGGTGTTGATAACATGATGGTGGACCACCACGGCACGATGCGTGGTTTACATTTGTTCGATAAGCAGGTTGAGCTGTATGGTTCGGAAGGTGAACTCGGTATACAGGCTTTCGATATATTGAAGCTCGTGTATAAAGATGGTACGGAACGTGTCAATTACGATAACAGTTGTTTCTCGAGCATTAACGATAACTTGCACCTCGTGGTTGATTTCGATAAACCTAGCATCGCGTACAGGTCGCGTGGATGTAATGATATCACCGTGGCTTTGCGTAATGCTGACGATATACTGGCACACGTGAACGAGTTTTACATTAGGTTGACACGCATTAACATGATGGAAGGTGTTGTTATAAAACCCCTGAACGATGAGGTATGCTTGACGAGCAATATAGCCCCTTGTTTGAAATGCAGGAACACGGAATACTTGCGTATCATCTACGGTCACGATTACGATATGGGGGAGAAGTACGATGCCCTCATCAAGAACAAGAGTATATCTAAGAAGGTGCGATTATCTATAAGCGAGTTCAGGTTGGGTCACGACATGTTGAATATACCGTATGGTTCGCTTGATGGTGGTGATGAGTCGCAACTCGTTAAGGTATGCAAGTTGATAGGCGAGGTTGAGTCGGAGAAGGAATTGGACCCAAGATTATAATATTTAAAAAATATTTTTATGGCAACTATAGTAATAAAATCTAATAACCCGGATATATCGTACGTCCTGTGTAAAAATCCTAACGGTATGCCGCTCGTCAAGAGTATCAGAGATGGTATAGGTGTTGGCTGGTACAGCGACGATACGACTTACTGCATCAATTTCAGGGATGGTAAGAGGACCATATCGTTCAAGGAATACGAGGGTCAGCAGCACGAGTACCTCACGTACACGTCGTATAACTCTCCGTTTGCGTACCTGTCATTACTCAACGAGTTCTTGAGGGTTAATTCTACCCATAAGGATGATGTTAGCGGTTACGAGTACGAGATGTATTTCTCGTGTGTCAGTATAAAGGGTAAGATGTGGTTGGGCATGTTGATATCCTTTATCAAGGATGCTACCGTTGAGCTAGGTGAGGTATCAGTTGGTAATTATTCTGTGCGTGTTAAATCGACGCTTGGGTTCAATGTCCTGTTGAGCATATCCCAGTTCATTATATTCATGGTTTCGGTCAGGAACGGTGATGACATGTACATAGATGTCAATTTGAAGCGCAAGTACATCAATTTGATGAGGAAGTTGCGTGTCCCGTATTCCGTCAGGAACATATTCAAGTCCAACCTCCTTGTTGAAGGTAGTGGTCAGCTCATAAAGGAATTGCAGGAAGATTGCGATGATGTGCTATTGTTGCAGCCGGGTAATTCTAATAGCAGCAGGATGTCGTTCGTGATGGGCAACAGGTGGTTGTGTGAACGTGATGTTGTCGATATAGGTTGTGGTGAGGGTAAGTACAGTTTTAAAATAGCCGGTAGGACAGAACGTACGGTACACGCTGTTGATATAGACGAGGATGCCATCGCTTATGTATCCACTAAAGCCAAGAACGCGAAATACGGTAATGTGGTCACGTATGATTCTGTTGAGTCGTGTGTCGATAACATGTCAACGGAGTTCGACGTGCTTGTTGTCGAGGTTATAGAACACATGGAGTACGATGACGCGGTGGATATGGTAAGAAGATTGACGACTAACAATCTTGTAAATAAAATAATATTAACTACACCGAACAGGATGTTCAATGTTTATTACGGTATGGGTGATGGTGAGATGCGGCATGGTGATCACAAGTTCGAGTTGTCACCCGGCGAGTTTGATGATTTCATTAAATCTGTACGTGGTGATATGAATTTTAGCCACCACGGCGTAGGTGATAAAGTGAATGAAGAATACACGACTCTCGGTTGTATATTGTACCGGTGATTTGTTTTTTTGGTATATTTGGTTCACTTATAAAAAAATAATTAAATGATGGACGGGTTAAATGTATATGAGGATGATTTATACAGTGTCGATGTAATTGATTGTTGTGATGACGATGAATACACTCGTATCGGTTGTAAATCAACAGAAAGGGAGTGTAAGAAAATAAAAGTACATTTCGCTACTAGTATAAAGCACATAATAAACAAAACAAGGTTGAAGCAAAGGAGCGATTACGTTCTGAGTGTCGATCTTATTATGAGGAACAAGATGGAAAAGATGCCATCTGTTCTTAACTCCATGCAGCTGCTGTTGTTGAATTACGAGGTGAACAAGTTGATAAACAAGGTCATATCAAGTAACACCACCAACTATACCGACATAATGCATATAAACTCGAACATGTCTGTTACCAGCGTTTTGAACACGGCATCCTTGCTGCGTAGTACTTACAAGAATGTCAACTTCACGTTTACCGTTTACCATGATCTGGAAGAAGAGGATATGGCGGAGTCTATTTGCTCTCACGATAGCGTGTTTAGTAAAGTGACTGTTTTATGATAAAAACAAAAGCCTGTTTGATTTAAACAGGCTTTTGTTTTATTTTATATCGTTGATGTCGAACGGTCCTTCCAGCCCGAACATCCGGTAGTTGTTGCCGAATATCTCGTGCATGAACAACTCGTGACGCTTCGCCTTTAGCTTGTGCTTGGCTATCGGGTCGTTGTTCTTGTCGAATTTTATGACTTTTGAAACGTTGTCGAACACCTTGCTGAAATCCTCGAATGATGTCAGAGCGTTTCTCGTCTTGAGGTCATATGTCGACATCTCGTACACCATCTTCACGTAGTCTTCTTGCTCCTCGTTGACTGCTTGTACTTTGTTAAGGAACTCGAACTGGTCTTTGTTCGTAACGTCTATGGAGTTGTCCTTGATGTAGTCCTGTATGCTCTGCATTGCGTCAGCCTGTGTTATGTCATCCTTGAACGGGAACGGCACATCACCGGCGTTATCCACGCGAAGCACGTACATGTTGTCAAGCACGTCAATTACTGCTGTATTCTTGAAATCTGACATATAGCGTGGTGTATGTTTTTAGATAATGTCCGATAGGTCGTATGCACCGTTGCGGAGTTCTTCCCAGTTGTCTGAAACGAATTTAGCGGTGAGGGAATATATACCGTCCTTGCTGCCGTAATCGAGATCCATAGAGTTCAATGGATCCATCATGAAAGCGGTCTTGAAGTTGAACGAGCGGTATATTTCCTGTGCCTTGTTCGAGATCGCGACGTATATGGACCCGGCGTAATCGCGTTTAAGGCCCTGCGACCCCCTGTTAGGGTTGTAGTGTATGTTAGCCCACTGGCGCAACGTGTTGTACGTGTACATCGAGTTAGAATCGTCCAAGTTCACCTCGAATTCTATCGTGAATTCGGCGTGTGTTTTCTCTGGTGCTGCGTTAGCGTACACGCGTTCCGCGAACTTGTACTTCTGTGTCACTATACCAGTAGGTGTTATCTCTGGTAAACCTTTAACCGTTTTAACTTGTTCTAGTAACAGGTCAACGCCACCGATTACAGCGGGTGGTGTGAATATAACCTCGTACTGGTTCAAGTACAATGGTTCCCAGTTGTTCACGGCTGCCGCAGAGTTAGAGAAGTGGGGCAATCCGCTAGTTAATCTTGCCATGTTCAATCTTTTTTTTTATTTATTCGAGGTTGTGTGTTAACATGTTGTGTTATAACACTACCTTCAACTTTATACTAGGTAAGAACACCTTCAGGAATCCCATTTCCTCTTTTGGGCGTAACTCGACGTTGTTCACGATTATCTTACCCTTCTTGGCTTCCGTGTGTGATATCAATGTCTCCTCGATGAACTTGGGGTCTATGTTGAACACCACATCTTCACCGGTGAACTTTATGGTCTTGTGGAGTATAAGGTTGTTTATTATCACGGATACCTCTGATGTTTCCGAAAACTTGTTTATGTTCTTGAACAAAGATATTTCCCTTCCCTTGTAGATGTCATCCGATTCGATGTTATCTGGTTTCGTTCTCCTCACGCTCACCTTTTGTTCTGGAACATCCTGTATGTCATCTAGCTCTATGCCGGCTTTCTTGATGAACACGTTGAAATTGCCGTTGAACACGTCGTTGCTAGATGCTTCCACTTTCTTGACCATGGTTTCGGTAACGTCGCTGCGTACCTCCGACGGGTCTATCATCCCTTTCTTGACGACGAACGCGTTCTTGGATGGTCTGTAAACGGTGAAGCCCGTGTACTCGTTGTTGTTTATGTTGGACACGAGGAAGTAATCGCCGTCCAACATCTTGTACACGCGGTTCTTTTCTATTTTAGATGGTTTCTCACCTTCTTCCTGTATGTCGTTATCTACACCCGCACCTTCCTGTATCAGCTTGTTCATCTTATCCCGTGCTTCGCCGAGAGCATCGTCGACTGTCTTGACTATATCGTCGCCGTCGTGATCGCATAGTATATCTATCTGTTTGAAATTCAAAGCAGGGAATACATTGAATCCACTCAACGATGCTTTCTGGTTGTGCTTAACGTAATAAAGCCTACCACCCGACAAAGTGAAGTTGAAGTTCACGTTGACCTGCGTGTTCAACGTGACCAGGTTGTGTGCCGAATTATACCTCGAAATCTCCTCTATCTCGCGTGTTTCCATATGCTATTGTTTTGGTGGTGTCTTTTTCTTGCGACCGCCTTTGGGTACCATCTTGTTCCCTTCGTGCGAGCCTGTCCTGAACTGCGACATCACGTGGCTTTGTAATTTAGACAAGAACCCGCTGACTATCGCGTTGAATATAGGGCAAGAACTCCCCATGAACGATACGAGACCGATGTAATAGCCCCTTTCGTCTTCGTCCATTGATTTTATCGAGCTTGCTATGGAACCTAGGTCACCGACGTCAAGGTCATCGCCTTTTGATTTACCGACGAGTTCCTTCAAACCACCCTTACCGTTATCCCTTTCGATACGTATGGCTGCCTTCGTAGCGCTATCGTAGCTGTTGCCCTTGCGTTCTGTTATGCTCGGTACAGGTACTTCGGGGTCGGGTATGCCGTTCAGTTTAAGCATGTCGTTGAAATCCATGTCGCTTGGTTCCCTGTCCAACAGCGAGTGGTCGTAATCGGCTATATCGTTATCGATGTTTGCTATATCAAGGTCTGACAACCTGCTTAGAACCGATGCGATAACCTTCACGAAATCCTCCATGTTGAGGTACCCGATAGCCTTCTTTATTTTGGTCCGTGTTTCAGATTGTCCGCCACCGATTGTTTCGGCTGGTATCTGTATATCCGGTCTGCTTGGCTGGATGAATGACGTGACGTTATCCTCGGTGAGTACATCGACACTATCATCGAAGAACTCTATCCTGTGTGCTAGTTGTAATTCTGGCACGACATCCTTGTCGTTTGCAGTTTCCTTTCCTTGTTTCTTTGACGGTGATACGGCCTTGAATGGCTTCGCTTCTACCGTCTGTTTCTTTTCTGGTTTTGGTTTAACCTCCTTCTTGGGGTTGAACGTGCGTTTCGCTTGTCTCCTGTATTCATTGCCGAGCTTGTTGACGAGGTACTTCTGCATCCAGCATGACGTGCTGAGGAAGTTCATCATGCCGACGTAATCACGCTTGTTGTATCCTTCCATGTCGGCTATTATCTCGCCAACACGCTTCCAGTCAGTTTTGGTTATGTCGGTTGAATCTCCCGATTTACCGATTAGTTTTTTAAGCGAATCCTTGCCGGTGGAGTTTGCTATCTTGGTGTCATTGTATCCCTTGTTGAACTTGTTGCCTGACCACTCGTTTATGCTGTGTAACACACTCTCGTTAACAGTGCCTTCCTTCACCATCTCGTGTTGTGCTATCGCATCTATAACGTAGCCGTAATCGAGAGTGTTCTGTATGCACTGGCACAACGTCTCGTCGCTTGCTTTATCGATGACCATATTAAAGATTAATGCTGGGTCTTCGTGTTCCAGCATTAATCTAAGAATATCTAACCTACATAGCCCTGATTCGTCGATTGTGTTATTGAATTCAGCAATGTACATAGTGTTGTTGTTTTTGAATCGTTTCTATATTGACTGCCCGATGTAGGTTGTTTTGTTTCTATTTCGGTTAGGGTGTGTTACTTGCCTTGCATCTCTACCTTACCAACAGGTCTGTCGGTCCCCTTGGCATCATTAGCCTTTGGTGAATCTTCAGTTTTTGGTGTAGATAGTTCAGCGTTAGCCGAGATAAACTCCTTGAATGTCTTTGCTTTGCTAGTGAATGTCTTGATTTCCATACTAACACTTATATTTTTTTTTAAAAAGAAAGCAGGAGTTTACCCCCCTGCTTTCTTGTTAGAGATTCATGTTACTAAACAGATGCAACAACGTTTTGCAAGCCACTCACATTAAGTGTGATGTACTGTGTCTCTGGGTGCCATCCTGCGTCAACTACTTTGTAGCGTGACTTGATGAACATTTTTGGAGAACCAGTTGACTCGCTGATAGTCTGGATGGTTTCTGCCATGATGTAAGGCATGAACTTGATACCGGGTTCTTCGTCTTTACCACGACGGCCTATAACTATCTTGCTGTCACCCCACTTAGCGTTAGGATCAACGTACACTTTCATACCGTACACTTCGCAAGATGGGAACAATTGTCCACCAGTTGCGGGTGCTTTGATGTTGAAAGGTGAGATAGAATAGTTTGATATGTCAGCCAAAGCAGCAGCTACGCGACCGTTTGTAACAACATATTCACCTGACCCCCAACGTGACCTGTGGTAAATCAAGTTGGACATCTCTGCAAGCTTGGTACCGAGTCTGCGTTGTAGTGTAGACACATTATCGAAAGTTCCACCTGCAACTGCACCAAGATTTATTGATGCGACGTTAGCACCTTCAACGCGGTTGATGTTAGCGGTGTGTACTGATCCGAGTTCGGTAATACGTGCGGTGATTTTCTTAGACATTGTTTGTGCAAGCTCGTTGATACCGAGGTTTTCCAACATCTTGATAGCATCGAAGTTCATTACTCTGTTGAAGTCTTGAATCTGCTCAACAGTTGCCGATAGACCAACCTGGTCGGTTTCTGCCTCAACGAACTTGGTGAACATCTTGATACCCATCTGACGGTATTGTGCTTTCTCACCTTCAGCTCTGTTCATTGACAAAGGTAGGTTGATAGCATCAGTTGTAGGATCAGGGTCTGGTGTGTAGTTTCCTACCCATGGGTGTGTTTCGTTGCTAGTGGTGAAGCCAGAGATGTGGTTCTCCAATGCAGATGTCAATTGTGCTTTGTGGATATCTGCATCGACAGTTATTGCATATCCTGCAACAGGCACGCCTGCAACATTTATGGGTGTATCAGTTACGGCTTGGATTGAATATCCATCTCCCAACGCAGCATTAATAGTGGTTGCTGAAATATCATTAACACGGAATATAGCGTTACCATCTATACGTGACCATCCAACGAAACGTAAATCCAATTGTTCAACTGGAGTAGTAGCAGTATTGTACACTATAAAGCGTTGGTTCTTGCTGATTGCGCCAGTAGAAATAGCTGTACCGAAAGTAACACCTGTTGCAGTTGCAATAATGGTATTAGCGTTGATGCCGTTGATTGTGATGGTGAACGGAGCGAAATCAGTATCAACATTACCTCCTTGGTACACATAGTCAAGGTAAGGGATGAATCCAACTGGTGAATCCATATTGATTGTTGATACTAGGTCGAATGCTATTGTTTTAGCAGCTGCCTGGATAGAGATAGGTAACAACGATGGGAACCTGTCGCCTGAACCCGAATTAGCAACGGTTGTTTTAACAACACCGTTGTAAGGAGTTTGAAATGGTGTTGGTGCTATTGGTGCACCCATAGCAGAGATTGAACCAGGTTGTTGGAAGAACATACCGGGTGTTGTAGTCGCCTCTGTAAGGTATGTGTTGTCGAACATAGCTTGGTTATGAGCCATCTCGGCTAGGAATTTGTACTTGTCAGCACTGGTGTTGCTTTCGGTAATACCGTACTCTGATAGGAATCCAGCCCAATCCGAGAGCATCTGCCTATCTTCACTTTTTTGAAAAATTTTCATACCTGCCATTTTGTAAGAAATGTTTTTTTAAATTTGCATTTTAATGTATCGCAGCGTGGCGTGTCAACGACTTGATGTAGTCAAGTGAGTAACCGCGCTTGTAATCGACGAATTGGCTCTGGGTTATTATTCCTTCTGTACTTTGGCATTGTTTACCCTCGGTTATTATCGTTTGTCCTTGTTCTAGTTTTTCTGCGTGTTCGTTTAGAGTCGCTAGGTCTAAGTTGAGCGAGTTCCAAAAAGTCCTTACTTGTGGGGCTGTGTTCAACTTGTAGAACCCTTTGGCTGCTTTCTTACCTATCTCCGCTTTCTGTGCTTCGCTGAGAACACTGTAAGCTTTCTTGTACATGTCTGGCATGAACTTGATGTAGTTAGGTAATTCCTTGTGTTTGCTTTCCATTATACCTTGGATGGTGTTGATCACATCACCCTCGCTGAAGTAAACACCAGCGTTCAATGTGTGTACAATTTCCTTCTTCAACTCGTTGTCCAGCCCGTAGAACAAGTTCTTGTTGTTCTCGCTTAGTAGTTGTAGGAATGGGTATTTAGATTCCAACACGGTTGTGTTAGCACGCTCGTTTACTTTTGTCAGAACCTTGTCCAAGTCTGCCATCAACGTGTCTACGCCTTCTGTGATGCTTGATATGTTAGAAGATAGGTTCCTATCTTCAACGCCGCTTACTTTACCTGTCTTGAAGTCCTCGGTGTTTATCACGTTTGCCAACATGTTGGTGTGCCCGATGTGCTCGTTGATTATCTCCGCGTTGAAGTCGATAGCCTTGATGGCTTGCTCGGTTCTCTCTGAAATCACGTTCGAGTGTTGTATGCTCTCGTTTAGTGTCTTGCCCAGCAGCTTGGTGTATTTGATAACGCTCTCGGTAACTATACCGTTCTCGTTTATTACCCTAGCTAGGTCGTCAGAGTGGCGGATCGACTCGTTGATTGCCTTTGATTGCACGTTAACGAAGTTCACCAGCTCGTTTGTTGTTTGCCCTAGGGTCTCGGCGTACCCGATTAATCTGTTGTGTTGCTCTGTCATGATAGACGAGTGGTTCATCACTGTTTGCAGTTGTTTTGCCAACACGTTGATGTACTCGATGAGCGATGCTATCGTGGCTGCTTGGTCACCTGCTGGCTGTGCTGCTGAAACCTGTTGCGTTGGTATCAATGGTGATGTTGGTTGTGCGAGCTGGTTACCCAGACCACCGCTTACTGGTTGTACCAGACCACCGCTTACTGGTTGTGCCATGGCACCGTCTGCTGTTACACCAGGTACGCCTGCTGCTTGCGCTGCTACACCAGAAGGTTGTGTTGCACCAAGTGTCGATACCGCTGGTTGTGCTTGTACTTGTGGTTGAACCTCAATCTGAACTTGAACCTGAGCTTGTGCCTGTGGTTGAACTTGTGCTTGTGCTTGTACCTGTGGTTGAACCTGAGCTTGCTCCTGTGGTTGAACCTGTGCTTGTACCTGCGCGGCTTGAGCTTGTACATGCTGTGCTTTCTTCTCGAGAACCGCTTTTGTCTCGTGCTGGATACCCTCGAGAATACCCCTCAGTTCGCCGAATTGCTTCTGCATCATCTTGCTGTACTCATCGAATTCCACTTTAGAAATCGAACTCATCCCGTCATCATTATTTTTATTAGGTGTGTGCTTGTTGAGCACTTTCTCGAACGATGCTAGATCGCTCTCATTTACTTTATATATCTTAGCTTCTCCACCGAAAAAATTAAATTCGTCAACAAGCATCATCGTGTTGGTGATGTTGTTCACTCTTATGTTATCTAGCGATTCGGTTAACATCGAGAAATTCTCCTGCATCTTCTCCGGGATGTTGTTCTGCAACACGGCTTGCGAGAAACCTGGTTCGGCAACGAGGTCGAACGTGAATATCTTGAACAGCGTGACGCGACCTTGACCGTCGACCTTGCCAGCGCTCCTCGATGATGTTGATAACTGGACACCCGAATCTATTAGCGTCCTCGCTATGTTTCCGTAAGGGGTGTTGAGTACCTCTATCTTTATCTTCACCGTGTCGTCGGTCTCGTCGTACCATATGTCGGTGATTATGTGCGAGACGTTCTTTAACGACGTGTCGTACCCCTGCGGGTGGTCGAGTTCGCCCATCAGTTGCCTTCTGTCTATCCTTTTCTTAAGTTCAGGTATGTGCTTGATGTAATCCTCGCGCATGTACTCCCTGCCGTTGTTGTTGGTTATGCCGAATTTTGCAACAATGGCTATGAACTCGTACTTGGTGTTGTTCTGCGGTGCTTGTATCAATGGCGAGTTGATGCTCTCTACAATGAACACGTAATCACCACCTACCGTACCGTTTATGACCTTGGGTGAACCCATTATCGTCAGAAATTATTTACATTTATTTATTTAAAGTGTCGTGTTGTTTTTTTAAAAAAAAATGCTTTTTGTTTTAATTTTTTTTGTATATTTGCAGTGCATATTGGATTGCATGAAGCATGGTGGGAGTCCTGTACTTTCATATATCCTCTGTGTACAGATCCTTGATGACAATGTTGTTTCTTAACACGAGTTAGGGTCTAGCGTGGCTTGGTGTTGCAGACACTAGCGTTTTCTACATAGATATCCGTCCTGTCTATATGCGTTATATCCTCGTTCTTCTTGAAATAAGCCCACGTGAAATCAGGTCTCATCTTCGCCGAGAAGTATGACCCGTGGATGTCGTCGTCAATGGTTATCTCGGCGTAAAGCAACTTCTATATGAAGCCGCTGCTCTTCGACTTGTATAAATCGTGTAAACTCTTTATCCCGCTCATAAGTGTTATTTATTCTTTCGTATGTAACGCTTTACGATGTTATCCCCGTATTATTTTAAGAGAAATATTAACATCGTTGTATTGCATTTCAAAAAAAAGGTTATATATTTGCGGTGTTATTGAAAGTATAATTGTAAAATAACCGTTAAAAAAATTTAAAATTATGGGCGTGTTTGGTGATTGTAGTGAAGTAATCGTAATGGCTGCGCGTAGAGTTGTTAGTAATGTATTTAAATCACATTTTAAATCTAAAACTGTCAAAGTTGGCGATCTCGTGTTGAGCTGGGATAAAAAGACTCTTATTGGTGTAAGTAATAAAAATATAGAAACAGTTACCATCCCTAGTTATGTAACTAGGATAGGTGATGATGTTTTCGATTATTGTGTTTGTTTAAAATCAATAACTATACCGTATTCTGTTACCAGTATAGGTAAATGTGCTTTCTATAATTGTTATAGTTTAACATCTATTGTTATTCCTGATTCGGTAAAGAGTATAGGTGATTTTGCTTTCTATAATTGTTATAGTTTAACATCTATTGTTATTCCTGATTCGGTAAAGAGTATAGGTGGTTTTGCTTTTTATGGATGTAAAGGTTTAACATCTATAACTATTCCAGATTCTGTAACTAATATAGGCGGTTGTTCTATTGTTTGTGGTAAAGTTTTTCATGGATGTAAAGGTTTAACATCAATCACTATACGTGGTATCAAGTACAAAACTGTTATGGGTGATGACGGTGATTTATGCGTTTATGACAAGTCATACAAACATGCTGTTGACCATGAAGTATTTTCTAAAATAAAAGTATATACTGGTGTAAGGTGGTTTTATGGTGTTGAAGATGGTAAAATAAAGCTATCCGATGAACTTGTAATGGTATGTGATGAATTTAGGTCGTTGTGTGCACATGCTGATACGCTTGAACAAGCGATAGAAGATTTGATAAGGAAATACGATACACTTAAACAAGATGTATCAAATCTTGAAGTATTAACATTAGATACAATCATAACAGAGCAAATGTATATGGATTATACGGGTGCTTGTTCTGGTGGTGTTGATAGTTTCAAGAGGTTATACAAGGAAAGGTACAAAGATGATATCAAACATAAATTAACTCTAAGAGAACTCCTACCTCTTTTGAAATCAATAAGAAACTACAACATGCCGAGGTTGTTGTGCTGTATGGATGATGAAGCCGTGAAATTCTGGAATGAATTGGCATAATTAATTTCATTGGTGTAACCAAATAATGAACGAGCCAACAATACATAAGTGCATGGTTTGGTATGCGCAAGGTGTTGAAGCTTTCTAACGACATGAATAAGAACATAGAATTGTGGTGCTTGTACAAATAGTAAAAATGCGGTAACATGGAAGAATTTTTCATTAAAATATTCAGTGGTTTATCATCTAGTAAACCAAACTCGTGTGGTGATGTATTGTACACCAACAGTGATGGTAGTCTAGTGTACGTTTACAACATGTACGAAGATGACATCACGTACTCGTACATAGGCGTGTATTCCTTGTTCGAGAAGGAGTTCGGTATACCCTACAACGATATACGTGATTTCATATCCTCGATGGAGGAGAAGTACTTGAACGTTGATAAGTTTAACTTTAACGAGTAAAAAAAAATACAGTTTGGATGAATCATTACGAGGTTCTCGGTGTTAGCGATTATGCGGTGGTTGAAGATGTCAAGAAGGCGTACAAGACGCTCGCTAAGAAATACCACCCCGATGCTAACATTGATGTCGACGCTTCAACAAAAGCGGCGAATGATGTTAAGATGAAGGAAATAAACGATGCGTACTCGGTGCTTAGTGACGAGGGTAAGAAGAAGCAGTACGACCATAATCTGAGGCATGGTTTCCAGAACCCGAACAATTTCAACCCGTTCGATGGTACTGGGTTCAACTTCGGCGGGTTTAACTTCACGTTCGGCAACATGCGGAACCAGACTGCCGTCATCGAGTACAGGTTCCACATACAGGAGTTGAGGGATCTCGATGTGAGGAAGGAGTTCTACGTGTCTGATGTGACTAACAACAAGCGTATATCCGACACGATAGACATAAAGATGACGTATGATAATATAATAACGAAGGACATACGCATACACCAGGCAAACCACAGGATGTACGTAATGTCGCAGAGCCATATCCCCGGCAAGGGTCATAGCTACAACGGCACTCGTGGTATGCTTGAACTGGTGTTGTTGTTCGAGTTGCCTAGTAATGTTATCATGGACGAACGTGCCAACATCATCCACTCTGAATCCGTGAGCCTGCACGATGTTGTATGTGGTGATGGTATCGAGTTGAAGACTTGTTTCGGCAACACGTACAAGGTTAAGGTGAACAAGATGTCTTCGTTGAGCGATGTCAAGTGCGTGCTTAAAGATAAGGGTCTTGGTTTTAACGGAACGTCTAGGCGCGATTACGTGTTCGATTTGAAAGTTAACGCCCCGGATATATCCAAGTTGAACGAGAGCGAGAAAGCCGAGTTGTCTAATTTGTTGTTGAAATGTAAATGATGTTTATGGGAAATTCGAGATGCAAGGTGTATGCGCATGGTGAAGATGTGTCTGGTGATGTGCTGGTGTCAACCGGCTTGTTCGATGCTAACGGTGTAGAGATATTCGATGGTGATATCATACGGTGTGATGGTGTTGGTGACTTAGATGTGATCATGGATACCGATATCGGGTCGTGGGTGATAGGTGGTCGGTTGTTGTTCAATGAATTATCTAGGTATAATTGTGTCGTCATAAGTAATTCTTTCGAAAATAGTAGTGGTTGTCGCGAGCGTGCTTGCGCGAGCGGCCACATAAATACACACACTTTACGTGCGGCTATCGACAAGTGGGGAGTCGACGCGCAGGTGGAGATGGTTGAGGAGGAATGCATCGAGTTGGCCCTCGCCATACACAAGTTGAGGCGCAAGAGGGGTGATTTCGTTGAGAAGACGAACGCCGTTATAGACGAGATAGCCGATGCCATCATAATGTTGGAGCAAGCCAAGTTGATATTCGATATTGACGCTATAAACGCTAGGATTTGTTTCAAGATGGACCGGTTGAAATCGAGGATAGAAGAAGGTGTTGCTTAATATAACAAACTGTATTTTTTTATAATTTATGAAAATTCTTATTATAGGACACGCGAGGCACGGCAAGGATACGGTCGCGGGTATCATCGGTGGTTTAACTGGCATGAGGTTCGAGAGTTCGTCAATGGCGGCTTGCCGGATATTCATATTCGACATGTTGAAGCACAAGTACGCGTACAGGAACGTCGCGGAATGCTTCGAGGACAGGTTCAACCACAGGTCTGAATGGTACGAGCTTATATGCTGGTACAACAGGAATGACAAGGCAAGGTTGGCAAAGAACATACTTGCTGAAAACGATATCTACGTCGGTATGCGCGACAGGGAAGAGATACGCGAGTGTATCAAGCAGGGCGTGTTCGATGTCGTGGTTGGTGTTTTCGACCCGAGGGAGGAACTGGAACAAAGCGACTCTTTCAACATAGACGTGTGGGAAGAAAGTGATATAGTCATAATGAATAATTCAACGCTCGATGACCTCGAGAAGCGCGTTAAGCTTCTGGTCTGTGGCATGGTGTGATATAAATAACAAAAACATCACGGCTGTATGTATTTAGGTGAGTTCAAGAAACACGTCCCGAGTTTAAAATCATATCTTAGCGAGAGCTTGTTCCGCGATAACTGGAGGAATTACGCCAACGATACGTATCTGACAACAGATTCACCATCCAAGGAAACGCTGTCGGTCATGGAGGTTATGGTGAAGATATTCGGTGTAGGTGGTGCGGATGAACTCATATTCACGACCAACGACATCTCTTTCGGTGAGGATTACCTTCAGATAACCGACAAGGTCAAGATGTTGCAACCTAAGATTGTCAAGACAGTCAACCTACCCGGTCGTTACATCCTGTACATAACGCTTTACGATCTGGAAGGTGTTACAGTGTCTTGTGTTGATATGGTGTCAGATGAAAGCACAAACGGTTTCGTGTTCATAAAGGATGTCGATTTCGACAAGATAAGCGGTGAGGAAGATGACGAGGACATAGATGTTGACGATGATGGAGCAACCGAGGGAGCAGATGGAGGTGGTACGGGAGAAGATACTAAGGCTCAGGATGATTTCTCTGATTTGTAAATTTATTAAACCCAACTAGTTATAATAAGATTAGTTGGGTTGATGATTTTTACACTAAAAATATCTCGAGTTGTTGTTTTTTTGTGTAAATTTGTAAAGTTGATAATTCTAATATTAATTTAATCATATATGAAAACGACATTAAATGGACTCTATTCGCAGAGTATTGAAAAGCAGCAAGCATTGCCACAGGTAACGGGTGTTAATTACTACGTTGTTGTTGACGTTAGTGGTAGCATGTCCGGCGAGTTGCATAAAATCCGCGCGCAGTTAAAGAACAAGGTGTCTTCGTTGCTCCGTGATGATGATACACTAACAATAGTGTGGTTCTCTTCAGATTCACAATGTGGTGTGTTGAAGGAGAACGTGAAGGTTACAAACCTGGTACAGCTTAATGATTTACACGCTGCGATCGACAGGTTCTTGAAGCCAATGAGTTGCACCGCGTTCAGGAAACCTCTTGAACTTGTCAAGAGCATCATAGACAATTACGGTTCTAGTAATCCCAACGTGCTTATATTCCTAACGGACGGGTACAACAACGATTGTAGCTGGAAGGACGTGATGCAAAACCTGTCCGTGTTGAACGGTAGCCTTGCATCTTCGATGTTCGTCGAGTATGGTTATTACGCTGATTCGTCTAGGCTGTCTGAAATGGCATCGCTTGTTGGTGGCGAGAAGGTCACTTCATCGTCGTTCGATGATTACGATAGTGCCTTTACTAGGAAATTATCAACGCCGCTGTTGTCAACGAAGAAAATCAAGGTTGCCTTGGATAAAACACCGTCACGTGATTTCGTTTATAGCATCGACAACGGCGAGGTTATACTGTACAGCATCGTTGACGGGCATGTGCTGGTTGGGCAGGATATTGATAAGGTTTATTACACTATTGATGGTTCTGGTAATACAAATGCACCACAGGCTATGTACGCGCTGGCTTTCCTGTTGTCAGACAAGATGCGCGTCGAGGATACCGAGGACGTGTTGTCCAGTATAGGTGATGTCAGGATGATCAACATGTACGCCAACGCGTTCGGCAAGCAAAAGTTGTTCGAGTTCAAGTCAGAGCTGAAGAAGTGTATTTACGATGATTCGTATCGTTTCAATGAAGGTATGAACACGAGTCACATGATAGATGACGAGAAGTACTGTGTTGTTGAACTCATAGAGGATTTACAGGATCACGGTGCATTGTTCCACCCGTTGAGTGAGCATTTCGAGTACAACAGGATTTCAGCCGCCATGGAGGACAAGGACGAGTTCACGGATGAACAGAAGCAGCTCGTGGAGAATGCAAGTTCGGTTAATGAGCTTGAGGCTATATTGGAGAAAATCAAGAAGGAGAACTTCAAGTTGAAGTTCGTACCTAACAATAAGAACAAGGGGTACACGTTCGACGACCTTGTTTACCATGAGGATAGGGCTAATATATCGGTTCGTGTCAGGATTGATGGTCACGTCATGCTTCCAAATAACGAGTATGGTATAGATATCGTCAACACGTTCGTGTACCGCACGTACAACATCATCAAGGATGGTATCGTTAACATAACCAAGATACCTGTATCTTTTGTCGGTAACATCGGTTTCAATTTATCATCGAGGTTGTTTTCGAACGGTGTTATGGTTTTTGTCCCAGACCCCAATTCAAATATAATGGTTATTGATTTCAGCAGTTTGCCGACTATAAACCGTTCGATGTACAAGAATATGTCCGCTGTTAAACTTGCTAAATTATCGTTCGATTTGTGCAGGATGCAGGCGATGAACAAGGTGTTCAAGGCATCTAAGGATAGTAAGAGCGTATCGATGGTGGAGAAATACGGGGAGGAAGCCACTAACTGGTTGAACGGTCTAGGGTTCACCGATTTCTCTGGTTTCTCGCCTAAGTTGAAGAAAGCTGAACCTAAAGATTCATACGTTGCCATCGAGTTGCTCGTTAAGATTAAAGGGTTGTCAAGCCTTCCGAAGGTCGATGATGTTGTGAAGAAAGTTGCCACCGGTAAACCGCTCACCATATCAGAATCGTTGATTAACGAGGCTATATTTGATTATAACACGATGATCCGACTGACAGAATCGCTCAAAAAGTCTAACCCTGGGGTTTGTGATGATTTTATAGCAGCGAAGGTCAAGGAGGTTAACGACAATAAGAAGAATCTCATGAGGGAGATATCCAAGCAGAAGTTCTCTATGATACTGTCTAGGAAATGGTTCCACGAGTTTAAGTCTATGGACGAGAATACCATTGATATCGTTGTTGATGGTAAGACGGTTGCTGTTACATTTGAATATGCGGAAACTACTATCGAAATTTAATATGAATTACGAGATTATTAAAGACGAGAAACTCCTTCTGGAGTTCATAGACTGGTTGCCTGAATTGGAGGAAGGAGAGTGTTATTACTGTGGTTTGTTCGCTAGGTCGAAGTATTGCAAGGATGTGTTGCATATCAATTCAGACAAGCAACAGCTCAAAAGGTTCACGACAACCAAGGAGTTCTTGTTCGAGAAGATTCAGCAACTTGAATGTGAAGTTGGTACATATTACCAGAAACACGTTAAAATACCACAGGAAGCACTCGCGTTGTATATCAACATTAACCCCAGAAGTTATGAAAAGGCTGCCAAGATGTGCTTGGTTAAACTTGCCGAATTAATCACGAGACCTTACGGTGGGTATAACCCACACCAGGAGATGTTGAGCTGTATCCACAAATCAATTAGCAGGAAGGTTTTCTTCGATGTTGATTTCGATGGTGTTGATTTCGATACCGTGAGTGGTAAGGTTGAGGATGTGCTTAACAAGGATTGTGTCAGCTACTTGAAAACACGTGGTGGATTCCACGTGCTTGTCGATATCGGCAAAATACAGGATGAGTACAAGAAAACATGGTACAAGGGTATAACTTCGATAGAAGGTGTGGATTGTAAAGGTGATAACATGATTCCTGTACCAGGTACGTACCAAGGTGGGTTCATTCCACATTTCATCCGTTAGTGTTTCTTGTATTATGTTATTGATGTTAAACGTGTTGAGTTATAGGTTTAAATAAAAATACTTTCAAAATAAAATTATGGAAATGGTAAAAGGTATTGACTTTAAATTAAGTGAAGATGGTAAAACATTGTTGCGTGTTGATAAAGATGTTGTCGAGTTTGTAATCCCAGATTCAGTAACGAGTATAGGGAATTATGCTTTTATGGATTGTGCTAGTTTAAAATCAATAACTATCCCTAGTTCTGTAACGAGTATAGGGTATAATGCTTTTAGTGATTGTTCTAGTTTAAAATCAATAACTATCCCTAGTTCTGTAACATACATAGATAATTGCATGTTTTATGGTTGTTCTAGTTTAACATCTATTAATATCCCTAGTTCTGTTACCGAAATAGGTGTTAGGTCTTTCGAGAGTTGTACATCTTTAAAATCAATTACCATACCTGATTATGTAACTAGGATAAATTATAGTGCTTTTAGTAAATGTGCTAATTTAGCCTGTATTATTCATAAAAAAAGAAGAAAAGCCATGGTATTCCGAGGATAACATATTATCTTTGAGTTGAATAAACACAAAAAACACCATGAGCTTTTCAGAGAACAAGATTACAACAAAAACAGACGCAACGCCACATCCCCAGCCTCAATTGTTCGAGCTACCACCCATCGGCAAAAGACGGTTAGAGATATCATTTACAGGAGAGTACTTATCTTCTAACGGGGGATTGCTGCTACTTAAAGAGGCTGAGAAGAGGGTTGGTATCGCCAAAGCACTGAGCGACTGTATTTTGGACGGCAGGCACCCCGGCTACATAAGCCACACCCACTACGATATGACCTTCCAGCGCGTCATGCAGATAGCCGCAGGGTACGAGGATGCCAATGATTGCAACATCTTGAGGAACGACACGGTTCTCAAGATGTGCATCGACCGCGCCCCCGTGTCCGGGGCCCCGCTGGCCTCCCAGCCGACTATGTCTCGATTCGAGAACACGCCCACCAACAGGGAACTATACCGCATGGCGGAGGCCTTCCTCGACAACTTCATGGCCTCCTACCAGGCCGAGCCCGCCGTCATCATCCTCGACGCCGACGACACGAACGCCGACGTCCACGGCGGCCAGCAACTGAGCCTGTTCAACGACTATTACGGCGAGCACTGCTTCATGCCCCTGCACATCTACGAGGGCTTCTCGCGGAAGCTGGTGACGACCATCCTCAAGCCCGGGCGGCGGAACAAATCGGCCGACGTCTTCGCCATCATCCACCGCATCATCGTCAGGCTACGCAAGCGCTGGAAGAAGACGGTGATCATCGTCCGCGGCGACGGCCACTTCTGTAGCAAGGAGCTGATGGACTGGTCGGTGGGGCAGCCGAACACGGGCTTCCTGACCGGGCTGACAGGCAACGCCGTCCTCAACAGGGAGGTGGCCGGGATGATCAAGAGCATGGAGGACAGGTTCGCCCACGACAAGACGCCAGCCAAGCGTTACCACTCGTTCAGCTACAAGGCCGAGAGCTGGAAGATCCAGCAGCGGGTGATAGCCAAGGTGGAGGTGAGCGAGAAGGGAACCAACGTTCGCTTCGTGGTTACCAACCTGGAGTACCGCACCCGGGCCCTGTACGAGGAGGTGTACTGCGCCCGTGGAACCATGGAACTGTGCATCAAGGACCACAAGACCTACCTGCGGTCTGACCGCATGTCTTGCAGCGATTTCCGGGCCAACCAGTTCAGGCTATTCCTGCACTCGGCGGCCTACGTCCTGATGCACAGCCTCCAGCATTGTATGCAGGAAACCAGCAACATACCATCGCTGGTGATGAAGACCTTCAGGGAACGATACCTGAAGATTGCCACCGTGGTGCGGGAACTGAAGACCAAGGTAGTGGTCGAGTTCCCGCGTGCTTGCGTCGAGTATATCGATATCGGTAAATACCTCGCATCTCTTGGTTATTGACGAACTGCCTCTTTCAATTGATTTGTTTTCAACTATTTGTATGGTTTCCCTGGAACACCAAGAGCTTGCTGTATCCTCATTGTTAATCATTGGCGATGTTTCGACACGGTATGACTTTTTAACGAACCGGGCGTTGCGGTATTGGTAGATATTTGAACGGTGTTACAAACGGATACTAAAAATCGAGTTTTACATACCCCCCTGAGAATCGCTCACACGCACAGGAGCGGCTGTAATGGTCGGTATAAGCCACGGAAATGGACTTTGTGAATAATACAGGTTAGAATCAATAATTATTCCTAATTCAGTAACTTATATAGGTAATTTTGCTTTCTATAAATGTGTTGCTTTAAAATCAATAACGATATCTGATTTATCATGTGTTATGGATTATAATGCTTTATATTGTTGTACTGGTTTAAAATCAATAATTATATGCGGTGTTAAATATAAGACTGTAATGGGGGATGACGGTAAGTTATGTGTGTACGATAAATCATACAACCATACTATAAGTCACGATGTTATTTCTAATATTAAAGTTTACACAGAGGTTAAATGGTTTCGTGGTATTGTAGGTACTGTCGAGTTATCTGATGAACTCGTGATGGTATGTGATAAATCACGATCGTTGTATGCTCACGCCAGTACGCTTGAACAAGCGATTGCAGATTTGATAATGAAATACGACATGCTTAAACAAGATGTGTCGAATCTTAAAATACTGACGCTTGATTCCATCATAACCGAGCAGCTATACAGGGATTACACCGGTGCTTGCTCTGGTGGTGTTGATAATTTCAAGGAGTTATACAAGGAGAAATATAAAGAGGATATAAAAAGTGAACTGACTTTAAAAGAACTTCTACCATTGTTGAAGAGTATAATGAGTTACAATACACCAAGATTACTTTGTGCAATGGATGACGAATCTGTTAAGTTCTGGAACGATTTATAAAAAGTCTCGCAATGAGTATACATTCATAGCTTTGCTGTGGTGGGCTTTCACTGAGAGACCATAACTGTCTTGGATAACGCCATTGATTTTGTTTGTTCGACCATGCCCGCCATTACACCAGGTGTCGGGTATATTTTAGCATCTATTGCCGATGCCATTGTCGATAACAACAGAAACAGCGGTTCGCCTAGCACCGCCGAGTAATTTGGTGTTACTCCTAGTTTCGTTACCTTACCCTTGCTCCACACCTCGTTTGAACTATCGACTATGCTCGTGGTTGCCGTCGTGTTGACCTGGCTATCGGCATTCACTGTTATGGTACCGCCAGATAGTTCTATCAATGATTTGGTGTCCTTGTGTTCTATCGTTATGATACTGTCGTTGCCTATGTTGATGTATGATTCTTGTAGTTCTATACGCAATCCGGTGGATGCGACGTAGTATACCTTCAAGTTCTTGTCACCGTCGAACAGCAGCACGTGCGTGTTGTCGTAATCTTTTTTCAAGAACTCCTTCACGTCGTCGGCTAGTTCTTGCAAGTACGCGTATTCCGGGTGATATATATCGCCGTCTTGAAATGTTACCTTGACTATAGACCCCTTCTTCGGTATCGACACAGCACCACACTGGCCACCTTTCCCGAATATTGGCGTGTACTCGGGGTATGCCCACGGCAACTCGCTCGTCGGTACGATATCGCCGTGCAGGAACGACACGCGTATCCTGCACCTGCCTATCTTCAAGTCGTCGTTTATGTCCTCTACTATACCTAGGTATGTCCCGTTTAATTTCATTCTATTGATGTTGGTTTAACTTCTTTATTATATATTCCTTGCCCTATTTTCAGCACTACGATTTATATTCTTGTACCTGTTGACCGAATTGCGTATATCTGATAATGCACCTGGTGGTGGTTTGCGCCAAGCGTTGCGTATCGCATCTTTGGCTACACCACGTAGTGAATGGTCTTGTTCTATGTCGTTCTTCTTGGATTCTGGTCTAGTCCACACGCCTTTTGTACCGCCTGTTAGCGAAGGTATCGGCGTTAGCTGTAAATTGAATTCGTGTTTCTCTACGAACCAGTTAGGTTTAACCGACATCTTGTTCTTAGACATCTCGGGGCTGTGGACTTGTAGTTTTTCGAATGGCAAGCTCTCGCTGAAATCGAACTCGCACATCTTGCACGAGAACTTCATGTACGTCTTGTAATCGTTGAAGAACGTGTACTGTTTAACAGATTCCTTCTGTTCTTTTGTCGATTGGTATAAACCGTTGTTCGTGTCTTCAAGCACTGGTTTGGTTATCTGTATGTTCCTGAACTCGGCCACATAAACATCCATGTCGAACCACCTGAGGTTCTCCGGTAATATCTCTCGCATGTACTTGTGGTCGTACACTGTTTTCCTGTATAAATCGGCTAGGTATGTTACCGACATGTCGAGCGATTCTAGCGTTTCTATATCTATCTTCTTCTCCGCACCCTTCATTGGCAGGTTCATCTGCGTGCTTGCCGTCCATAAAGCGTTCAACCCCGATACCGATTGGAAGAACCACGGGTTGTTCTCCGTTATGTTGTTAAGGTGGTCAATGAACAACATAAGGTTGTTCGCCTGGTACTTGTACCCGCGGTTTATAAGGTACTGGTACGCGCCGTTCGTTGTTGTTAAATCGAAAAGCGGTGATGTCGGCAATCCGGTCTCGGGGTCTTCAATGCCAGAGTCAATAGCCATGTTGGGGAAATCAATGGAGAATGTGAGGAACGTCGGTTCGTTCCTAGATGGGTTATCAATCGGTCCACGCTTGAACTTGTCTATGTTGTCTGTGAAGTAATACATCAAGTTTATTTATTCGATGTTATGTGTGGGCTAGTTGTCGAACTCTATGTTATCACCCCACGAAGCCCTGCACAGCTCGAGTACCGTGTTGAACGGGTAATTGCCACCATCCTTGTCGAAGATGAACTTGACCGCATCCACTACGTAGTAACCGGTCTTGTCCTTGTCCATCTTGACGACCTGCTTGCCGCTATCTTCCTCTATGTCCTTGTTCTTGTCGTCTGGCACGTATATCTCCTCGCGTATCTCCTGGTCTAGCCCTTCCTTGACTATCACGAGCGGTATCCTCATGCCCCTGATGATGTTCATGTTCGCTCCTTCTAAAGTGACTAGCATCTTGTTCTTCTTGAAATCGAGCATGTTCTTGTTGTTGGAGTGCTTCGCGTATATGTAGTTGTCGTGCACGTTGGTGTTGAGGATACCTTCCCACGAGTTGCACACGTTCTTGCCTATATCCTCCGCCGTTATGGTGCTCCCGAACTGTTCTATGAAGAAATCTAGGAACTTCTCGTTGTTCTTGTCCGATATGTTTATGTCGTAGTAGTAGAGTATCCTCCTGTTCGGCTCGCTCGTCAGTATCTTGCCTTGCTTGCTTATTGGTATTATAGACGTTATGTAAGACGATGACCCGCGGAAGTGCGAGTAGTTTGTCAGGAAGTTATCCTGTGGTTCATCGTCGTCGTTCTTGGATGTGCCGTTGGAACCTGGCGTGTAGTGTTCTTTGTTCCTCAACACGGAGCTGAACATCATGTCGAAGTCTTCTTCCTGCGATAGCATGTCGTTGATGTTCACCAGTGTCAGGTTGTACGCTCTGTCCACGAACGAAGTGTAGAAGCTGTCGCCATCCTTGTACGTGCGGTTTGTGATGTCGTCGATTAGTTCCGAATACGGTATTGATGGTTGTAGCCATGTCATGGAGTCGCTCGTGCTTACCTCGTTGCTCGCGAAGCCGATGCCTATATCGCCGGCTATCTTCATGAGCGAATCCATGGCTGAACCCTTGTAGTAGTTGACATCCGAGTTGTACATCTTCGGCACGTTGAGGTTGCCTGAAACGACGTACTGGTGCCCCCTGCCTTCTGCCGACTGGGGGTTTTTAGATGATTTGTCCTCTATCGGCAATATGCTGCCTATAAGGAAGTCGCACCTCAATGCCTTTACACGCTTGTGTGGTGCCTTTATATACACTTGCATCACCGATTTGTTCGTCGGGAAGAACTTGTTCGTGAACACACCTGACGGGTCGTTTATGACCACACGTGCGAACGGCAGCATGTCCTTCTCGGACACCTCGAAGTACGATATGTCCTTGCTGTCGAAAGTGTACCCGTTTATGTTCACGTGCGGTGCCATGTCACCGACGACCTCGCTCACGGTCGTAGTGGTGTCCTTGTCTGTACCTTGTTCTGGCTTCTCGGTGTTCTTTATCCACGCGTCGTTTATCTTCAACGCGTGGTCTTTCAATTTCAGTATCTTGTTGCTTAATGCCATGTTTCAGGTTATCCGAATATTTTCTTGTTGAGCAACTTCTGCTTCAACCTGGCTCTCGTCAAGTTCTCGGGGCATTCAGGGCTGACGTTTGTCGCGCTTGCACCTAGCAATATCTTGTCGCCGTCGAACACTATGTTCTCCTCGTTCGGCGCGTTGATGTTCGGTGGCAGAAGGTTATCCCTGCCGGCTTTCTTCCTGAGTATGTCGAGGCGTTTCTCGTCTTTCTTGGTCTTCGGCTTTATGGCGACCGCCTTCTTGTTCTCGGTGTCTTTCGTTTCCTTCCTCGGTGTCTTGAAACAAGCGGACATGTCATCTTCCTCGGGTATGTACAGCACTTGCCCGGTGTGTATTGATAGCGGGTTGGATATTCCGTTGAACTTGAGTATGTAGTCGAACCTGTTTGGGTTGCCGTAAACTATCTCCGATATGAGGTCGGGGCGCATGGCTAGTTCTGACGTTACCATCACGTAAGTCTTCGTCCTCACGTCGCTCTTGTACTCCACCGATGATTGGGTCAGGTCGATTATGACCGTACCGTCCTTCTTCACGAACTCCTGCTTGCGTTCAAGCGTTTCTATCTGTATCATCTCTAAACCGTTATTCTATCTCGAATGCGAACCCCATCATTGATACGCCACCGACCTTTATGTCCATGATGCCTATGTCGTGGAAACCTTCTTGCAATAGCTTTGTATCAATGTCTATATCGTATTCCCTCGCGAGCAGGCTGTACGTGTTCAGCTGGTTGTACGTGTTTGATTTCCACGAGTCTTCCGAACCTGAGAACTTGAACAACATGTCGTGCATGCCAGCACCGAACTGAGACGCGCCTAGAACCTCACCCGGTGATGTGCCTATGGTCATCTTTATCTGCGAGTTAAGAGCCTCTAGCTTGTTCGATGTTTCTGTCGTGCCGTGCGTGTAGTTTGGGTCTTCC